AAAGAAACTAATTTTAAAGAAAGAATATCAAGAAAATATGGACAAGGTGAAATAGACCTTGAAACTGGTGTTTACACTAAATCAGAAAATAATTCATAAATATAGGATTTTGAAATTTTCAAAACATATTTATCATTAAAAGTAAAACATTTCCAAATTTTCAACCCATAACCCATAAAGGAGACTATATAAGATGGCAGAAAGAATTGTAAGCCCAGCAGTTTTCACCAACGAAATCGACCAAACGTTTTTAACGCAAGGCATTTCACAGATTGGTGGTGCGGTTGTAGGTCCATTCTCAAGAGGACCTGCATATGCCCCAACTATCGTGAGAAGTCACGCAGAATTAGAAGATTTATTCGGTGTACCAGAAGGAAAATATTATCAACCATTCACAGCACGTGAGTATTTAACACACCAAGGTGTTGTTACTATCGTTCGTGTTGGTGCATTGGGTGGATATAAACAAGATAACGCACTTGTAATCAAGGCAAAAGTAACAGACGTTCCGGCAGACTTAAGTGGATCACTTGGAAGTGGATCACTCGGAGCTTCCGTTGGAGACGAAGTAGTTATCGGTGTATTAGCAAATACTCTTTACGAAGGTATAGCAGATACATCTGGTTTTGAAGGTTCAAGCATTGATAACGACACATCCGTGTTGTATTATGATACAGAGAGTGTTGATCCTGATTCAGGTGAAGTGGTTTCAGTAGGAAACCTAGAAACAACTCTTTACCTCAGAAAAACGGTTAGAACCGAAGACGAGTTTACAGGTGAAGTTATTGAGACTATTCAAAGTTTAAAAGATGAATTTGATTCTGATTATGTTTTTAACATTGATCCAAAAGAACCAGATAGTCTTCAAAATATCTTTGGTAGAGCAGCTAAGAAGAATTTAGAACCAGCATATTTCTACACATATTTCCAAAATTCACAAGAAGACGTTTTCAATAACATCATGTCTGGTGTAAAATATAAAATTGAAGTAGATACTACTGACGATGCAATGGTATTTGAAACACGTGATAGTGTAACAGGTGAAGTTGACGATGATCCTTGGAAACCAGGTGAGGCTGCTTTCAGTTGTCGTCCTGCTGAAACTCCTTGGTTTAAGTCACAAGAAATCAGTGGAAGACGATATGATCTATTTAAGGTTTGGACACGAAACATGGGTTCAAGTGCAAACCGTGAAATTAAGATTGCCATCTATAACATCAGAACTCCAGGTTCAATTCAAGATACAGATTATGGTTCATTTAGTTTGATGGTTCGTTCATTTAACGATAACGATAAATCACCTGAAATCATTGAGAACTATGATAATTGTACACTTGATCCAATGAGTCCACGATTTCTTCCACGTGTAATCGGTGATCGTTTTACAACAATTGATTCAAAAGGAAAAATCGTTGATTACGGTGATTACGCAAATTCAAGTAATTGGATTCGCATTGAAATGCCTTATGAAAGTACTTCACCTGCAAATGCTATGCCTTATGGTCATGCTCCATATCGTTCACCACTCGGTGGAATTGACATCGGAACACCAAAGTATAGTTATGCTTCTCAATACTCAAGAAATGTAGGAAGATACTTCAATGGTGCGGTGTTTAATCAAACATCACCTGACGGAATTCTTGAACTTCCACGTTCTGCTAGAGATACATCTGAACTTTTCCAACCACTTCCTGCTAACCCAGGTGATGCTGGAAGAGGTTTCTACATGGATAAATCCAAAGACTTAGAATGGACAGGTTCTTATGTAGAAGAAGTTGACGGAGAAACTACTGTGTCTGAAGTTGATCCAATTCCTGTTAATCCATCTACTGCTGACGAATTGCTTGTAGCAAAACTTCGTAGATTTGTAGTTGGTTTTCAAGGAGGGTTTGACGGACAATCTCCTGCACATCCAATTATGTTAGGAAAAGACATTTCCGAAACAAATGTTCAAGGTCTTGATTGTAGTAGAGAATTTAGTTCTGGAACAAAGGGATACAAACGTGCGTTTGCGGCTCTTAGTAACCAAGACGAGTTCGATATCAATCTTCTTGTAACACCTGGTTTGACACTTGATCTACACAGATCAGTTATCAATCGTGGTGTTGATTTGTGCGAACAAAGAGAAGATTGTTTCTACATCCTTGACTGCGTAAGTGCTCATAATCAACCAGGTCGTGTGGATGATGCAGTACAACAAGTTTCTACAATTGATAGTAACTATGCAGCCACATATTATCCTTGGGTAAAGATCATTGATCCAGCAACAAACGTTTTACAACCATATCCACCATCAGCACTTATGATGGCAGTATATGCGGCTAACGACAAAAGTTCTGCTGAGTGGTTTGCTCCTGCCGGTTTAAATCGTGGTGGAATTGAACAAGCAGTTGCAGTAATGGATCGTCTTAACTTTGCAGAAAGAGATACACTTTACGAAGGTAAGGTAAATCCGATTGCGGCGTTTCCTGGTCAAGGTATCGTTGCATTTGGTCAAAAGACCTTACAACGTCGTTCAAGTGCATTAGACAGAGTTAACGTACGTCGTTTGCTTATTACACTCAAGAAGTTCATTGCAAGTTCCGCAAGATTCTTGCTTTTTGAACAAAATGTTGCATCAACTCGTAACCGTTTCCTTAGTATTGTTAATCCATACTTGGAAAATGTTCAGCAACGTCATGGTTTGTATGCTTTCCGTGTTATCATGGATGAGTCAAACAATACACCTGACTTGATTGATAGAAACATTCTTTATGGTCAAATCTTCTTGCAACCAGCACGTGCAGTTGAGTTCATCATTCTTGATTTCAACTTGACACCAACTGGTGCTAGTTTTGAAGCATAATATAGTGTAAGAAACTAAAATTTAAAAACCCCTCTGTTCGCAGAGGGGTTTTTTTTGTGTAGATATATATTTATTAGAAATGGATATGTCATTAACAGAAATTCTTCATGAACTTCAATACAAAGAGTTTTGTAGATTTGTAAAAGAAAACAAACTTGATAAAGATGAAGTGCAATTAAATGAATTTGTGATCCCTGGTAAACTAAAAAAGATTTGGTCATTTTTGGTGGAACTGAAAAACATAGTAAAAGTCAAAATGAAAGACTTGGTAAAATTGTTTTTGAATAAAGTTGTTTTTAAGTTCTTCGCAAAAATTAAGTTTAGTATGAAGCATCTGTTTGATCTTGTTAAAAGAGGATTTAAGGCATATAAGCAGATCATAAAGGCAATCGGTGAATATATAGCAAACACTAAGGTAGGTCGTTGGACTGAAGACAAATTAAAAGACTTAGACGCATTTCTAGCAAAGCATCCTAAAACTAAAAGAATTGCAGGATTAGCAGTTGCTGGTATTCTAATTTATATTTGGTTGAATATGACATTCACCGGTAATGCTGATTATGACTTTGATATGGGTGACATGATATTGGCACTCGGGGGAGGATTTACTTTATCTACATTATTTGCTGGACCAGAAGGAATGGCACTTCTTACTTTATTTGCAACTGGTGTTATAGGTTTATCTTTTCCATGGCCAGGTCCTCAACACTTACAATTTATAGGAGCAGTTCTATATGGTTCTGCAAAATTAGTTGGACAGAAATTAACGAAAGATAAATAAATATATTTTTTAATTTACCAACTATTTATATTTGTTGATTGAAAAAATGAACTTTCGGATTTTTAATCAATATTTATACTAAAAATAATCATTTAACATTAAACTGGAGAATATTAAAAATGGCACAAGTTATTTCAACCGAAGAAATGTTTTTTACGGCATTTGAACCGAAAACAGCAAATCGTTTTATCATGTATATGGACGGAGTACCCGCATACCTTATTAAAAGTGTTACTCGTCCTAATCTTAATATCGAAGTACAAACTCTCGATCACATCAACATCAAACGCAAGATTCGTGGTGGTAAGGCAGAGTGGCAAGATATTACAATGACTCTTTATGATCCAATCGTACCAAGTGGTGCTCAGGTAGCAATGGAATGGGTTCGTCTTTCTCACGAATCTGTAACAGGTAGAAACGGTTATGCCGACTTCTACAAAAAAGACCTTGTTATCAATACACTAGGTCCTGTTGGTGACCTCGTTGAAGAATGGACAATCAAAGGTGCTTGGTGTCAAGCAACTAACATGGGAACATTAGACTGGTCAACAAGTGAATTCATGACTGTTGAACTTACCGTTTCCTACGATTACGCAATTCTCCAATACTAATCTAAAATTAACCAGTTTAATAAAAAAAACTTCCGAATGGAAGTTTTTTTTTAGCCAATATATAT